TCTACTTCTTCTTGTGCTGTTTGTAAGTTTTGTGCGATTAAATCTTCTACCGTAGTATCTGTATCAGAAGATGTATCCATAGAACTAATTGAAGTATCTATTTGATCTTGTACCGTATTAGTATTTACGTTAGCTACAACAACTGAAGTATTAACATCTGTTGAATTCATAGAATCACTAGTAGAAGAACTAGAAACAGACATCGAACTCATATCTAATATTTGATTTGTTTGTACCGTAGCGGAAGCAAACTGGTCTGACATACTCGGAGAACTACTCGTACTTATCCCTGCGTTACCTGACGAAGCTCCTGTAGAACTATTACTTACAGCGTTACCAGAAGCCGCACTATTACCTGTAGCATGAATACTATTACCTGCGGTTGTTCCACTTACACTTTGTGTAGCTGTAGCTATCGTAGAAGAAACAACTCGTAAAGCTATATCTCTGCTAATAGAACTTTTACCTGTAGCTTCTTCCCTTTCTGCAGTTTGAAACTCTTCTTCAAATACTTCTTCGAACTCTTCTACGACTTCTTCTCTTTCGATCCTTTCTTCTTCTATCTCAGCTTCTACTATACGTTCTTCAATCGCTTCGAATACTTCTTCTACAACTTCTTCCTCGAAAATTTCCTCAATAAATTCTTCTTCTGGTTCATCAAGATCAGCAAGTTCTTCTTCAATTCGTTCTTCAAGACGCTCGTTAGTCTCTTCTTCAAACCACTCCTCCAATTCTTCTACGTTATTAAATTCAATAAATGTTTCTGGTTCACTATAATCCTCTACTAAAAATGTTTCTTGAAATATAAACTCATCTATTAATACTTCGTCTTGATGGAAAGGTTCGTCATGACGAGGACTAAAAATATCGATAAAAGGTAAAGGTTCTGGTTCATAAAAGATAACAAAGTCTTCTACAAAAGGATCTTCGAAATAATCATTAGGGTTATCCCCGAACTCCTCAAAAGGCGGAAACATTTCTTCTTCATATATTTCTATAACTTCTACGGGATCTTCAAAACCTAAGTTATCGTCATGTTGATTATCGGTAAAAGCCCCCGTAGCAAACTGTTCTTGCTCATCTACAAAACCATAATCAACTTGCTCGTCATCAAAGAAAGCTACTGATTCTTCTTGTCTATAACCTTGGCAAAATGGTGCATACTGTGGATCGTCTGCACATTGTTGATCATCATAAGCATCCCAATAACTAGGACAAGATTCACTGTACAACTGCGTAATATTACATTGTTGTGTAAGATAAGCATCTGCATAACCTGAGCAACTACTATCGTTTAACGGATCACTACAATCAATACTATTACCACTCCCCGAACCATATAAAGAACCACCGTTCTCTAATGTTGTATTCATCGTTATATTATTCCAATTAGTATTTACGCAACTAGAACTATTGGTTGTACCAGTAGAACATTCATCATGGTAATAATAGGTGTAAGAATTATCTTTGCTAGAGCCTACCTCACCTATAAGAACATCATGGTTAATAATGTCCAATGCGCCATAGCGTATGTCAAAAGAATTATTATTCCACAGAATTACTTCAAAACTATTATCTGTACCACTTCTATTATATTCTCGAAGGTTATACCAACCAAAAATCATTTTGCTAGAATCCCCCCAAGATTTCATACGAGAGTTATTATCTCTTATGAGATCAGTCCAGAAAGGGTATATGGTATAGGTGTGTTGTCCGTTAATAGGGTCAGGAGTATAGTCATTACAATAGCTACCACTATTACCAAAATGGAGACATCCATTCGTTGCCATTCTGGCTTGGCTAAATGTAGAGCCATAAAAAGTAAAATTAAAAGAAAGATCAATCGCAGGACTAATTCCATCATCAGATACCTCGTATGCTAATTCACCGTTAAAGTTATTAGCATTAGCATTAAGGTCGTAAAGGTCTTGGTTAGCTTCGTATGTATATTGTCCTAATACATTAAAACTTAAAAAACACCCTAACGCGTAGAATAAAACTCTTTTTTGCATTGTTTAGCTGTTTTAGTTTTTCTTGTATAAATTGTTTTAACCGCACCAACAACATCTCTATTTATTTTTTCTCTTTTAGGATTAGATTCGTGAGTACATTGAGCAATATATTCTTTTAAAGCGTCTTCTTTGTCAGGTCTTTTTTGTGGGTTTTGTTCCCATGCCACGGTAGCTTCTTTACCGATTTTACCGTTATATGGACAAGGCGTACCCGCCATCGACATAGCTTTAAATACTCTTTCGTCTTGACAGAGTAATGCAACAGAGGCTACTTTCATTCCCATATCGTAAAGATATTTAGATAATTTTAACCTTTCACAGTTTTCATCAACAATAGTTTTACCACCAGATAAACCAAACACCTGTCCTTGAAAAGCTCCTGAGACACCTGTCGTACAGAGGTCTTGTGAGTAAGACATAATACTAGGAGCTATCGCAGAAGCGGGAGGGGCTTCACTTTTTACGTTTTGGTTAATCGTTTGCGTACTGTTCGATTCGTTTATGTTTCGATTCGTATTATCAGACTTTGTGTTGTTATTGTTCGTATTGGTATTGTCTGTAGTAACGTTCGAATCTGAAGTTGATTGATTTACGTTAGTGTTAGTATTCGTATTATTCGATGTTGAAGTTGAATTATTTGTATTATTAACGTTTTGATTAACCGTTGAATTTACCGTTGAATTAGAAGTTGAAGTATTAACGTTATTGTTCGTATTGGTATTATTCGATGTCGAAGTCGCTGTTGAAGTGTTTACATTGTTGTTGGTGTTGTTGTTCGTGTTCGTATTTACGTTGGTATTTGATGCAGTCGTATTTGTTGTATTAGTATTGACGTTGGTATTGGTGTTCGTGTTGGTGTTCGTGTTGGTGTTCGTGTTCGTGTTCGTATTGGTATTGGTGTTAGTCGTTGTCGTTGTGTTGGTAGTATCTAAACTATTATTTTCACAGTATTGAGAACCGTTAACACAAGCTGTACCAGATTGTTGGCTAGATTGAGCGTTTACGTTTATAGATAAACCAATTACGACTGTTATTAAAAACAGAATTCCCACCCACGAAAAGATCTTGTCGTGTTGTTTTTCTTCTTTTTTATTCACTAATCTTCACCCTTGAACTGTTTACTACTTCCTGTTGTTCCTGCGTATAAACCAAACCAAGCTGCACCTGCACCTACAACAATCGATATAAGACCTGATTGTTCAAAACTAGGTTCAGGAAGTTCCATAAACCAAATAGTACATTTATACAATAAAACAATATACACAGTTAAAAAGGCTCTAGGAAAAATACGCCATGAGTCTACTGCTTTAGCTAAATGAATCCACTTTTGATGTGGGTTTACTCTTTCATCAGCTTCAAGATCTCTAATTTTGTCTTTAAGATCAGATATTTCTTGTATCATCGCCATAAATTTGTTGAGATCCATCTCAACTTCATTACGATCCATATCTCCGCCAAACCTACCTTGTCCGTCGTTCATATTATTTACCTATTGTAGTAGGATCAAACTGTCCCAACTCTATTAGTTTACGTCTGTTTTCCATATGCTCTGTTTCAATATCATCTTTGCTTTGACCATGATACCTAACTGCAAGAAAGTTTAATACCATTTTTTCGTTAATATCAACACCGTCTACAATAACAGCTCCTAAAACACGACCATACTTACCTTTAGAATCTTTTAGTTTAGATTGTAAAACAATTTTTTTACCATTGTTTATTGCGTCTTGTAAGAACTTAGCGGCTAATTTACCTCTAGCTTTTTCGTCTTTGTCTCGGGTTCTGCTTTCAGGCGTGTCAATACCGTATAAGCGTACTCTACACTTATGCAATATATCAAAACCAAGATCAAGAGTAACGTCAATGGTATCGCCATCAACCACTTTGTTAACCCTACAACTATATTCATACATCTAACATTTCCATCTTCTTCTAGCTGCTTTACCTCGCTCACCTTTCCAACCTTTCGATCTAGCACAGAATGATTTACGTCTTTTTGCTGCTTTACTACCTTTTTTAACTTTACCTGTAACCGCTGTTTTTAATTTTGATCCAGGATTTTTACGTCGATAAGCCGCTACGCCTTTTTTAGTCATACCCGCACCAGACTTAGTAGATCGGAAGTTAGCTCCCTTACCCTTCGTAGTACGTCGTATAGACTTTTCTTTGCGTTTCTTAGGCTTAGCCATTACTTTTTCTTTTTAGGCTTCTTAGCGGTCTTAGCGGAACGTTTAAAAGCTGCTGCGGTCGGAGCACCTTTAGCTCCTTTCTTTCGCATTTTTCTGCCTTCTTTACGCTTTTTGTTTATATTGTAATATAAACCTTTTTTAGCTGTTCGACCGTCTTTAGTCTTGTGGGTCTTTTTACGCTTTGGCATTATTTCTTTCCTTTTTTCTTTTTCATTTTCTTAGCATAAGTTTTTGCTGCTGCTTTTCCTTTAGGGGTATATGGAAATTTTTTCTTTCCTACTTTTGGCATTATAATCCTCCTTTTAATACTCTATCTCTTAATCTAATCGCACGAGGTCCTACTTGTGTAGCCCAACGACTATCCATCATCTCAACTGCGGCAGTATTCCAATCTTGTTTTTCTATCGCAGTTAAAAACTTTTGAAACTTTAATAACCTTGTAATACCTAAATTAAAACACATATTAGCTAATACACGTTTTATATCTTCAGGCTGACTAGACGCCCAAGGCATATTTCTTTCTAAATCAGCAAATACAGACTCTATATCTTTTTCAAAACATTCGATAACTCGTTCCTTTGATACTGGGGTTCCAACGGGTTCTCCGTGTTCTGGATCGCTTTCAAGCACAAGGTGACCAATACCAAAAGTGGGATAACCCAAATGATCATTATAAATTTCATATATACAACCTTCGTCAAACTCTAATTCTTCTCTTAATTTATTAATATCCATATTTAATTTATCCCCAGTTCTATTGAAGTATTTCCACCAGTAGCTACAGTTATATTGCCTATTTGTGCTACCGCTTGAACACCCTTTTCGTTGCCAGAATATAAATCTATCCATTGTTCACCAGTCCACAGCTGTAATTGGTTAGTAGAAAGATTCCATATAATATCGCCATTGTTAAATTTATTTTCATTACGTTGTGTTTCGTTTACCGATAGTGTTGCATCTATATCAACTCTATTTAAACTTAATTCTAAAACTCTTACTAAACGATTAAAAGTTTCAGAAGATATCTCTCCAATAGAAACAGGTAATTTAGTTTGTAAAAGTTTAGACATTACCTTCTACCGTCTGGTCTAAAGTTTAATCGCATAGCTCCAACTCTAAAACCAACACCTTCAGTGCTTCCTGCTGCTCCGTCATCATCTGATTCTATACGTAGAACAGCTTGTCTACCTCTAACTCTTGTATCTATTTTAGTAGTTGCTGAATCACAAGTACTTGTCACCGCGGTTGTTAAATCTTCTCCTGGAAAATTTCTACGTTTTAAAACAACATTAACACTTTGTCCACCACTTCCTGTTGAACCTGTTCCTGTGAATTTAATATCTGGAATAATTCTACTAATAAATTGAAAATCTTCTCCTCCTGGATCAATGTCAAAATCACTTGACTCTATAAAAACATTAGTCATAGGATTACCATCATTGTCATTGCCCGTCTCATGGTTATATAAATAACCTACATCAGACGAGGAAGATGTTGCTTTCGGATTATCAAAAATACCTTCATCTATCCAAGCAGTTCTTGATAAAGTTCCTATAGTCCAAACGTTTTCTTCATAGTTATAAACTACATATTTATCAATAACTGTTGCGTCAGCACTACAATAAAACCAACCAACCTCATCGAAAGCTTTATTTACAAAACCAAAAATTTGATAAGCTTGAACTTCATTTATATCACTAAAAACATAGTCTTGTACAGTACAAGGTATTTCTTGAACAGCTCCGTTATATCCATAAAAACCTTTTTTATCCATCCAAAAAACACCTTTAGGACTATTTACCATTGCATTAGGACTAACTAAACCTACTCCTTCATTAACTAAATTTAAACCGAATGTAAAAGGCTGTCCTATAAAAGACATCGAATATAAAGAAGTATCTGTCCAAACCAATATTTCTTGTTTAGCTCGAGTTGCCCCCACAATAGAAGAACCTGCGGATAATCTAAAAGAACCTGCTGTATTAGTAGCTAAAGGATTCCAAACAGCAGCGTTTTCTTGATCACTCCATGCAATAAACATAGGATCAATCGTTCCCGTTCTAGCAGTTCCTCCTGTATTTAAAGGATCAGCACCAAAACAAATAACATGTCGATCAATATCAGAAACCATAACTTGTAATGCTTTTGTGGGAGCGAGATCAGCTTCTGATAAATCCGAAAGAGCTACTGCTCGAGTAGTCAAACTATTTGATTGATCCCAATAAAATACTCCACCAAACCTAGGATTAATTATTAAATCTTCACCAAAATTATCGTGTGACCATAATCTCAACTGGTTAGCGAAACTAAGAGCAGTAGTAGAACCGAAAGTTCCTGCTCCCCATGTTCCTGCCCCCCAACCAGAAGAAGGCACATAAACATCTAAACCTACATTTAATTGATAAGCAGCATCTGTAGCACTGCCACCATTACCTGAATCACTAGAGTTTGCTGTTGCAGAAACGGTAAACGTATAAGTGTTTACATCAGGAACAGAAGTTATTTGATGTTCTTGGTTTAAAACAGAAGCAGTAATATTACCTCCTAAAGAAACCGCGTTAGAAATAGTTACAAAATCATTAACCACAGCCCCGTGAGCTGTATCTGTTGCTGTTATAACAGCACTACCGTTAGTAGCTGCAAAAGTTGTAACATTTTCATCAGTGGAACGTATAGGAGTTATATCGTAATAAGAAGTACCTGCTAAAATATAATACTTCCATGTAGTTCCTACGCCTAAATACTTAGTACCATCTAAAGCAACCCATGCATGTAATCCTCGAGCAGTTGATTGAAAAGAATCTAAACTAGATTTAGCCCATCCACCTATTTTTTCAGGAAGTCCTTTTCTAAAACGAACTAAATTAGAATCGAACCAACCACCTTCGTTAGAATAAGAAGTTCCTTCTTTATTGATTCCAGGCTGGAAAAGGAACTTTTGTAAAGGCATTTAACTCTCCTACAATAATTTATCGACACCTAAAGAAGCAGCAATCAAACCATATAAACCCCATAGTATAAGTTCTAGTCTTTTGAACTTTGCTGAACCTTCGTCAAGACGTTTTTCTATATATTCATAACGAATAGCACATTCTCTTTCATGGGCTTCTAGTTTAATTAATGCTTCTTTTGAAGTAGTCATAAGTTATTTTTGTTTAGCTTTGCCTATATTTAATGCAAGTAATTCAATAACTTTATAAAATTTACCCATCATTGCGTCATCTTTTGGTGTTGGAGTTAACGCACAAACTATCGATGCTAAACATACAATAGATGTAATAATTCCAATCCATTCTCCTATCATTCCCATAATGTTCTCCCTTAAATCGGATGACTAAACATCCATTAACAAAACAATTAAAGCTATGAGTACTGAAACACCCACAAATAAATTAACTGCTAAATACATCATCTTAGTATCATTATAATGTAAAAATACTTGTCCGCAAGTTTCGGACATTATGATTTAAAATAACTTGGTAATCCAATCATAGGTCTACCATCAAATTTATTTTCTTTAGCATTTTTACCACTAGCATCGTTA